CTCCCCCGTTCCCGCAGTGCGAAATCAACTGGGATAAATAACAGGAAGGAGCCGGGAGTTGTCTGACATTGAACTACTCCCGGCTCCCCCGCACATCATCGGACCCACCTGGCGTAAAACCCTCGAAGGGGGCTGGCACCTACCCGAAAAAACCTTGGGTTGGGGTGTTCTGAACTGGTGGGCACAGTACGTCAAAACCCCGGGTGGGGATCACGCGGGTGAGGCGTTCATGCCCACTTTGGAGCAAGCCAGGTGGGTTTTGTGGTGGTATTCCGTCGATCAGGACGGAAGGTATTCGCACCGTAACGGTGTGCTACGCAGGATGAAGGGTTGGGGTAAAGACCCTCTCGCTGCGGCTTTAGCTTTGGTTGAACTTTGCGGCCCGGTCGCTTTCAACGGTTTCGACGGTAACGGCGATCCTGTCGGTAAGACCAGGCACGCGGCGTGGGTTCAGATTGTCGCTGTCTCCCAGGAACAGACGAAGAACACCATGTCCTTGTTCCCGGTGATGGTTTCACAGCAGTTGCGTGCGGACTACAACCTGGAAGTCAACAAAACGATCATTTACAGCGAGGCCGGTGGGCGCATTGAGGCGGTCACCAGTTCCCCGTATTCGATGGAGGGCAACCGGCCCACCCTGGTGATCCGTAACGAAACTCAGTGGTGGCAGGAAGCCAATGACGGTCACGATTTGGCTGGCGTCATCGAGGGTAACGTCACGAAGATCCCAGGATCCCGAACGCTTTCCATTTGTAACGCGCACATCCCAGGTGAGGATTCTGTTGCGGAACGGGACTATGACGCGTGGCAGGCTGTTCAGTCCGGTGACGCTGTTGATGTAGGCACTTTGTACGATGCGCTCGAGGCGCCCGCGGACACCCCGGTGTCTGAGATCCCTTCTGAGCGTGAGGACCCTGAGGGTTACGCGGAAGGGCTTGAGAGGCTGCGCCAGGGCTTGTTGATTGCGCGTGGTGATTCTTCTTGGCTGCCCGTGGAGACGATCCTCGAGTCCGTGCTGGATGTGAAGAACCCTGTCACGGAGTCCCGGCGTAAGTTCCTGAATCAAGTCAACGCGCATGAGGATTCGTGGATCGCCCCGTATGAGTGGGATGCTGTCGCAACCCCTGAAGCTGCCTTGAATAAAGGTGACAGGATCACGTTGGGTTTCGACGGCTCGAAGTCGAATGACTGGACCGCTTTGGTGGCGTGCCGGGTTGAGGACGGCTGTTTGTTCCTGCTTGGTGTGTGGAACCCCGAGAAGCATTTGAATAACGAGGTTCCACGTGAGGATGTGGACGCGAAGGTCCGTTCCGCGTTTGAGCGGTTTGATGTGGTTGCGTTCCGCGCTGACGTTAAAGAGTTCGAGGCGTATGTCGATCAGTGGGGCCGGGATTTCAAGAAGCGGATCAAGGTGAACGCTTCACCGGCTTCCCCGGTGGCTTTTGATATGCGGGGTCAGCAGAAACGGTTCGCGTTGGATTGTGAACGGTTTCTGGACGCTGTGTTGGAGAGAGAGTTAGCCCATGACGGGAATGTCACGTTGCGTCAGCATGTGTTGAACGCTCGCCGGCACCCGACGACCTATGACGCTATTTCGATCCGTAAGGCGTCGAAGGACTCATCTAAAAAAATTGATGCTGCTGTGTGCGCTGTGTTGGCGTATGGGGCTCGTCAAGATTACTTAATGTCCAAGAAGCATAGGACAAGGAAGGCTGTGGTGATCCAGTAATGGCAGCCGCCGACGTGGAGAAGATCCGCGATAATCTTTTGAGCCAGTTCGAGGAACGCCAATACGGTTTGAAGGACTGTAAGAAGTATTACGAGTCCGAACGCCGCCCTGAGGCTATCGGTATCGCTGTCCCACCTGAGATGCGTGGGTTGCTGGCGAATGTCGGTTACCCCAGGCTTTACATCGACTCGATTGCGGAACGCCAAGAGGTCGAAGGTTTCCGCATGGGCGGGTCTGATGAGGCTGATGAGGAACTGTGGGATTGGTGGCAGGCTAACAACCTTGATATCGAGGCCACTCTCGGTCACACGGATTCTTTGATTTACGGTCGCTCGTATATCACTGTCGCCGCCCCTGATGAGTCCGATCCTGGTGTGGAGCCCGGTGTCCCGATTATCAGGGTGGAGCCGCCTACGTCTTTGTACGCGACGATAGATCCGCGCACCCGGGAGGTCACTGAGGCGATCCGCGCTATCTACACCGAGGATCAGTCCGAGCTGATTTCTAGCACTTTGTATCTTCCTAATGAGACGTTGCAGTGGGTTCGTAAACCTTCTGGTGAGTCTTATTCTGGATGGAATTACAAGGACAGTAACCGGGATTACGGTTGGCGTTTGGTGTCCCGTGTGCGGCACGAACTTGGTGTGGTGCCGGTGATCCCGCTACCGAACCGGACCCGGCTGTCGGACTTGTATGGTTCGTCGGAGATTACCCCTGAGCTTCGGTCTGTGACTGATGCCGCTGCCCGCATCCTGATGGATATGCAGGGAACAGCCGAGCTTATGGCGATCCCGCAGCGTTTGATTTTTGGTGTGAAACCGGAGGATTTGGGTGTGGATCCCGAGACAGGTGAGCGGATCTTCGACGCTTACATGGCGAGGATATTGGGGTTTGAGGATCCGGATGCTAAAGCTACCCAGTTCTCTGCTGCGGAGCTTCGCAATTTCGTGGATGCCCTTGACGCACTTGACCGTAAGGCTGCGGCGTACACGGGGCTTCCCCCCCAGTATTTGTCTTTCTCGTCCGATAACCCGGCTTCGGCTGAGGCTATCAAATCCTCTGAATCACGGTTGGTGAAGAAGACGGAGCGGAAGAATAAAATCTTCGGCGGTTCGTGGGAACAAGCGATGCGTGTTGCGTATCGGGCTGTCAAGGGTGGAGAGATCCCACCTGAGATGTTCCGCCTCGAGTCGGTGTGGCGTGATCCGTCTACCCCGACGTATGCGGCTAAGGCTGATGCTGCGGCGAAGTTGTTCGCTAACGGCATGGGTGTTATCCCGCGTGAACGGGCGAGGATCGACATGGGTTACTCGATCACTGAGCGTGAGGAAATGCGTCAGTGGGATGAGGAAGATAACCCGATGGGCCGGCTGGCCCAGATGTACGGTCCTGAGTCCAGACCACCGTTGAAGGTCGCTCCGGATGATTCCTCCGAGCAGGTTGGGGCGTGACGCCCGAACAGTACGCGGTTCAGCAGGCGGCTATCTCCGCGGCGATAACACGGTTCGTGTTGAGTTTCGGGACCTTGTTCACCCGCCCAGCGTTGTCTGTGGCTGAGTGGTTGGGTTTCCTTCGGTTGCTGTATCCGGAGGTTTCACGTCAGCGTGACGCGTCAGCGGAGATAGCCCGCCAGTTTTATGACTCGGAGCGTGAGAAGTACGTTCCGGATCTTCCTACGAACGCCCGCTTGTTAGAGCCGTATGAGTTCGACTGGTTCGTTAAGTCGATGGATCCTGTCAGGGAGTCTATGTCCCGGGAGGGCAGCCCTGAGTCTGCTTTGGCTGCTACAGCTTTGAGGGTTGTGCGTGAGGTTGAGAACGCGGGCAGAAGGCAGATCATTCATGCGGTGCGTGAGGATCAGCAGCTTGAGCAGAAGATCGCTGAGGGCGGTGAGCCTGTCCGTCAGAAGATGACACTTCCACCGGAGTTGAAGCGTGAACTGTTAGACATTCTTGCTGGCGGTGAAACTTCCGAGCGTGTGACGTGGGGCGGTCAGACCGTTGAGCAGATCAAGGACACCCCGGTTGAGCGTGCCGCTCTGGTTAAGGGGTGGGCGCGGGTAGCGACAGGCCGGGAGACGTGCGCCTGGTGTTTGATGCTGGTGTCCCGCGGCCCTGTTTATGAGGGTGCTGAGTCTGCTGGTTTGGATCTGCCTGATGAGGTCGCCGCGAAGATGTTCGGTGACGCTGACATGGAGGACTATTACGCGGACATTACCGGTTACATGGACGAGTGGCATGTCGGTTGTGACTGCAAAGTGGTGCCTGTGTTTGATGTTATGAACTGGGTTGGCCGTGAGGCTTCGCAGAGGGCTTATTCCCTGTGGCGGAAGGCTGTTGAGAAAGCGGATGACGCTCTCGAGGCGGACCCTGATAAAGAATACTACTCGCAGAAGAAGGGGTATTGGCTCCCTACTACGAGGAACCGTGAGGCGATCAATCAGCTTCGTAAGATGCTGGCTTCCGGTGAGATTGATTCCCAAGAGTGGGCCGCGCTTACCGCGGCTTAACTGACCCGCCCAAGACCCTTGATGGGTCTTTTTAGTTGCCAGGAGCAAAATTATGTCCGACGAAACCCAGTCTGTTGATGCGGCGCCAACCCAGGAGGCTCCGAAGCCCTCACCTGACACGTTCTCGAAAGAGTACGTTCAGGAACTTCGGAATGAGGCCGCAAAGTATCGCACCGAGAAGAACGATGCGGTGGAGCGTGCTAAGGCAGACGTTATCAAAGACTACGAAGGTAAACTTTCCGAGAGGGAAGCTTCGTTCAAGGAACTTCAGGGCGAGTTGTCTGTGAGGGCTCTCGATCTGCTGAAGCTGAAAGCTGTTGTTTCGGCTGGCATCCCGTCTGAGGATGTTCTTGATGTTGTTTCTCTAGTTCAGGGTTCCGATGAGGAATCCGTTTCGGAGAGTGTCGCAAGGGTTAAGTCGCTGATCGGGAAGAATCCTCCGAAGGATCGTCCCGTTGACCCATCACAGGGCACAGGCAATGTACTGCCTCTTAATGGTGACCCGCTTCTCGACATGGTGAAGCGTGTTGTCGGTGCCAATAACTAAGAAAGAAGGATAGCCGATAATGGCTGACATTTTCCACACCCCCGCACCGGATACCGTTGCCAAGACCACTGACGCGATGTTCAGTGGCTACTTGGATCCGGTTCTGGCACAGGACTATTTCGCTGAGGTCGAGAAGGTTTCGATTGTTCAGCAGCTTGCCCGCAAGATCCCGATGGGGCCGAGCGGCGTCCGTATCCCGCACTGGACTGGTGAAGTCACCGCACGTTGGGTGGCGGAAACCGAGCAGAAGCCGGTCACCAAGGGTGACATGACTAAGCAGGACGTGGTGCCGTTCAAGATTGCCACGATCTTCGCTGCTTCGTCTGAGGTTGTGCGGGCGAACCCCGCGAATTACCTTGCGGTCATGCGGACTAAGGTCGCTGAGGCGATTGCTATGAGCTTCGATCAGGCTGTGCTTCACAAGGTGGACTCCCCGTTCGGTACCGCCCTGTCGGACACCACTAAGACTCAGGCTCTTGGGCCGAACGCCTACGACGCCCTTAACGGTGGTCTGACTCAGCTTCTTGCCGATGGTAAGAAGTGGACCGGCACCCTCTTGGACAGCAAGACCGAGCCTGTGCTGAACGCCAGCAAGGATGCTGCGGAGCGCCCGCTGTTCCTCGAGGCGACGTACACGGATATCAATTCCCCGTTCCGCACTGGCCGGGTTATTGGGCGTCCGACTTACATTTCGGATCACGTTGCTCTGGATGAAGTTGTGGGCTTTATGGGCGATTTCTCCCAGCTTATTTGGGGACAAATCGGCGGACTGTCCTACGACGTCTCGGACCAGGCAACTCTTGACCTTTCCGCGAATGGGGACGGGTCCGGAATTGTGTCGCTCTGGCAGCAGAACATGGTGGCAATTCGTGTTGAGGCCGAGTTTGCTGCGCTGGTGAATGACCCTGAGGCATTTGTCAAGCTGACTGATGTTCCTGCGCCGAAGGCTCCGGCCACCCCGCCGAAGACTTCGCCGGCTTCGACCGCTAAGTGATTCTGACGGGGAGGGGGACTTCGGTTCCCCTCCCCTCAGGTCTGGAAAGGACTCCACGTATGGCTTACGCAACTGCTGAGGATGTGGCTGTCCGTTGGGGCCGGGACTTAACGGTTGAGGAAACCGCGCTGGTTAATGTCCGGTTAGAGGACGTTGAGCGAATGATTCGCCGGCGGATCCCTGATCTGGATGACCAAGTTGCTTCAGGTCAGACCGACGCCGAGGACGTTGTTCAGGTCGAATCAGATGTTGTTTTGAGACTTGCCCGTAACCCTGAGGGTTATCAGAGTGAGACGGACGGCAATTACGCTTACACAATTCAGAAGGATCTTGCGACTGGGCGGTTGCAGATCACCGACGACGAGTGGGCGATCCTTGGTGCCCCCCAACAGAACTGGTTCATTTTGACCCCACGCCCTGTTGTTGATACGGGTGCGTATGGGTTTATGAGGCGTGATGTTGAGTACGCCTGGAAGCACAACAAAGTCATTGATTGGGTTCGACAGATTTGGTGAGGTCATTGTGAGTCTGTTGGATAAAGCTAACGAGGATATCGTCATCTTCCCCGAGGAAACAGTCACGGACGCTGACGGGAATCTACAAACCCGCCCTTCCGCGACGGGGTTCCACGCTAAGGCGCGGATACAGCCGTCTGGTATGTCCGGTACGTCTGCCCGCCGTTCAGAGCAGGACAATGAGGGTTTCGAGTCTGAGAAGGTTTACTCGATGCGTTTGCCCCGCTCGTTCTGTCAGATCCTTGGCGCCCAGTCTCAGATTGTGTGGCGGGGACAAAGGTGGGTGGTGTTCGGTGACGCGTTCATTTTCAACAACTCTCCGAAGACAGCGCATGTCGCTTACACCATCAAGAGGTACTAGTGGCCGAAATTACTGTTAGTAATCGGACTTTGAACGGTATCGCGGCGCATGACCCGGCTGTGCAGCGCAGGTTGTGGGCTGAGGCTAAGAAGGTCGAAGCTATCGCTGATAGGCGTTTGCAAAGTATCCGCGCTTCTACTGAGTGGTACAAGATCGACCCTGCTTCTTCACCGGCTCATGTGACTCGCATTGAGCTTCAGAGGGATCAGACGGAGGGCAAGACCCCTGACTATCTGGTGAACATGGTGGCGTTGAATGCGTGGGCTTTGGAGTACGGGCATAAACCTTCGGGTGTGTTCGGGCCGGGTGGCCGGCTGTCTCATGTGAAGACGAAGGCGCCCCGGGCAACCTATTTGATGACTATGACTTTCGTTGAGGCTTAGGAGGGGAATGTGTCTGTGATGCCGCGTGTGCAGTCTGTGGTCATCCCGATACTGCGTGAAGCGTTCCCTGGTGTGAAAGTCGGTTCGTGGGTTGAGGATATCGACTACCGGATGTTCCCGATGTTGAACGTCAGGCGTCTCGGTGGGAGAAGGGATGCGAAACGCCCTCAGGCGTTATCGTTACCTGTTGTCGAGTTGACAGCCTATGGGATCGCTGGGCTTGTCGAAACTGAGCAGCTTTATGAGGACGCACTAGAAGTGCTGTATGACGCTGTGCTGCATCAGAAACAAACTGAGGCGGGGTATCTACACTCGATGGTGGAAACTATGGGTGCCACCCAGTTCAGTTCGCTGTTTCAGGACTCTTGGCGGATCCAGGGTCTTATTCAATTCGGGGTGCGTCCACCCCAATCAAAATAACTATTCAGGAGACATTCATGTCACAGAATGATTCGGCTGTCGTTACAGCGGCAGTCGGTTACGTTTTTACGGCGGCGCCGGGTACCCCCCGGCCCACCCCGGCGCAGATCGCGTCGATTGATCCGGAGGCGTTCGGTTCGTCTTCCAGCACGGTGACCGCTTCTGCGGTGCCGACTGGTGGCACGTTCAGCCTGACCGTGGGTGAGGGCACTGTTGCCCCGAAGCAGGCTGTGGAAACCATCCCCGCTAAGGTTCCCGCTGAGGGTGCCAGCACCCTTGAGGCGACTGGTGTTGAGCCGCCTGCCGCTACCCCGGACCCGAAGGCAGCCAAGAGCAAGACCTCGAAGGCTGTCGCTGATGAGGAACCGGTTGCTTCGGACGCCCCTTCGGGCACCACCCTTGACCTTCCGTTTGATTCTGGTGCCGCTGAGGTTCAGACCGCGCTCGAGAACATCGAGGGTGTCGGTTCGGGTAACGTCAAGGTCAGTGGTGGAGGTTTCGCTGAGGACGGGTTCGTGATCGCGTTCGTCGGTAAGCTGGCCGGCGAGAACATTGAGGTCACCGTGACCTCGAAGCTGGAACCTGTCACCGCTGTTGCTACCGCTGAGGTCGCTACCGCACCGAATGGTTGGTCAACTCTGGGCCATACCAGCCGGGATGACCTGCCCGAGTTCGGTTTTGACGGCGGCGACACCGAAGTCAGAGGGACATGGCAAAATGAAAATCTGCGTGAGGTTGTCACTAAGCCGATTGCGGATTATCTAACGATCCTGTTGCAGCAGTTCGATACTCAGTCTTTCGAGCTGTACTACGGCAAGGATGCTGCTAAGGCCGCTGGTGTGTTCGGTGTCGCTTCCGGCACCGCTACACCTTTGGAGAAAGCACTGCTCATCATCATTGTTGATGGTGATACGAAAATCGGATTTTATTCCCCGAAGGCGTCGATGCGCCGGGATGATTCGATCAGCCTTGCGACGGATGAGTTCGCTTCTCTGCCGGTGCGTGCCACTTTCTTGAAGTACGGCAGCGCCAACAAGTTTGAGTGGATCAACGAGGACCTGTTCACCTGATCCGCTCTGTTTGACCGGGGGGAGTAGGTGTCTTGGCGGGCCTACCTACTCCCCCCGCTTGCCCGCCAACCAAACAGGCCCGCCCACAAACATTTTATGAAAGGTCCGCTATGGGTAACATTTTCACTTTGGATTCTTTGCGCGAAGAAGTCGAGAAGCAGTACGCCCCCGTCACTATCACGTTGGCTGACGGTTCCGAGGTTCTGCTGCGTAACCTGTTGAGGCTTCCCCGTAAGTTGCGGGAGGAAGCTTTGGAGACTTTGCGTGAACTTGAGAACGTTGAGCAGGATTCTGCTGATGAGAGTTCCGTGGACAAGATGACCGAGGTCGCTTCTAGTGTGTTGGATCTTGTCGCTGAGAGTGGCGGTAAGCGTCTGATCCGTGAGTTGGACGGTGATCTGACGTTGACGATGAAGGTGTTGCAGCGTTGGATGGAGTCAACTCAGGTGGGGGAAGCGGAACGCTCGCACGGCTGATTGACGATTACGGCGAGTATCTTGCAGCCGATTTGTTGGAGACTTACGGCATTGACATTCGGGATCTTCTGGTCCCGGGGTCCGGTGTCACTCCCCGCTGGTTGTTGGTGCAGATCAAGAATCTGCCTATCACTTCCCGGTTTTATTCGGAGAAGCGTGGTGGTCAACAGTTCCGCGGGTGGGATGAGTCTAGGTATGCGATTGTCGCTGTTGTCAATGCTGTTCGGGCGTTGCAGTTCACTTATGTGGCCGCTCATTCTAAGCAGAAGCCGAAACCCCCTGCCCCGTTCCCAGTCCCCGATAGTTCAGTTCGTAAACAGTCTTCACAGCGCCCTGGTTCTTTCGCGTTCATTGCGAAGGCGCAGTTGGCTGCGGCTAAAAGAAGGAAGCAGGTCACCGGTTAATGGCGAAGGGCGCTGGCGGTAAAGAGGTTGGCCGGATAACTATTCGGGTCACACCGGATACAACTCAGTTCTTTGCGGATCTTCTGTCTGCGTTGGAGGCTGCGGAGAAGAACGAAGTCACGATCCAGGTCAAGGCGGATCTGACTAAGTTCAATGAGCAGATCAACGATGCGATCAAGACTGCCCGCACCGCTGATGTGGATGTGGCCGCTGACAGTGCGGGGTTCCGTGAGGAAGTCGCTTCGGAGACTGAAGGGCTCGATGACGCTGAGGTCGAAGTTGTTCCGAAGTTAGACCGGTTTCAGCGCCGGCTTCTAGGTGAACTTCAACGAGCCTTGTCTAAGATCGAAGCGAAGATCCCCCTCACTCCTGATGCCGAGGATTTCCGCAAAGAGGTCGATGCGTGGTCTAAGGAAGCCACTAAGAAGATCAGCGCGAAGCTCCCGGTGGATATCGACGGTATCGTTGACGCCCGCCAGGAAATGCAAGAACTTGTCGCTATGGCGCAGTCTTGGGCTGATGACGGTGAGGTCGAGGTCGGTGTCGCACCGGATTTAGACGATTTCCAGAAACGTTTGATTGCACGGGTGAAGGCTGCCGCTAAGGGGCTTGAGGCTGATCTGCCGTTGACCCCTGAGGGTGAGGATCTTCGGCGGGAACTTAACACTGAGATTGCGGATCTGGTCGGTAAGATCACCGCGATTATCCCGGTGGATGTTGAGGAATCTGCGGATGCCCGTAAGAACCTGGACAAGTTGACCCGTGGTATCGAGGCCCGGTACAAGGCGACTATCCCGGTTGATATCCCGATGGATGAGTTCCAGAAGGGTAAGTTGTCTGAGCTTCAGAAGATGCTCAAGACGATTGATGCGAAGATCCCTTTGACTCCTAAGGGTGAGCAGTTACGGCGCGAGGCTAAGGCTTTGGCGCAGGACATTGAGAAGAATCTGAAGATCAGTGTCCCGTTTGATATCGACAAGGCCACAGATTACCGGGCTGGGATCACTTCTCAGCTTGGGAAGTTGAAAGATATCGGTGATGGTGTCGGCGCGTTCGATGAGTTGTCGAACAGCGCGAAGAAGGCTGGCCGGGAGATTGAGTACTCGGGGCAGAAGATTTTCGGGTTGACCCGTGTCGGTTGGTTGATCCTCGCTGGGTTCACCGCCGCTGCCCCTGCTGTCGCTTTGGTTGCGGGCCTGTTGGCTGGTCTGCCGTCTTTGATGACTGCGTTCGCCGCTGGCGGTATCGCTGTGGCGTTGGGTATGGACGGCATCAAGAAGGCTGCTGAAACCCTTAAGCCTGCTTTGGAAGACCTTAAAACGGGGGTGTCTGACACTTTCCAGCAGGCTTTGACCCCGATCTTCGAGCAGCTTCTCCCGATGATGCCCATGCTGAAGGCTGGGTTCCAGCAGGTCGCTGTCGGGTTGACTGGTGCGTTCCAGGGGATCACTAACGCTATGTCCTCCGCGGAGGGCATGTCGCAGATCCAGAACATTCTGCAAAACACCGGTACGTTCTTTCAGTCTTTGCAGCCGCAGATGCAGCAGTTCACTAACTCCTTCCTTCAACTGGCTTCTGCTGGTTCGTCCGCGTTCGGGTATCTGCAAGGTTCTTTGGCGCAGTTCGCTACGCAGTGGCAGGGCATGGTTGACCGGGTTACCACTAACGGTGTGTTCGACGGCGCTATGCAGGGGTTGTCTCAGACGTTGACGGGTTTGACCGGGTTGTTCACCAGGCTGTTTGAGTCCGGTTTGGAAGCGATGGGCAAGCTTGGCCCTTCGCTGCAAACGATGCTGGGTGGTATCGGGGATCTGTTCGTTGGGGCTATGCCCGCTTTGACTGCGTTCTCGGCGGGTGTCGCTGAAACTATCGGCGCGTTGGGCACTTCGTTGGCGCCTGCGTTCCAGGCGTTGACCCCGGCTGTGTCCGCGATCATGCCCATCATCACCCAGTTAGCTTCGACGCTTGGTACCGCTTTGGCTGGTGCTGTGGTGACGTTGGCTCCTGCGTTGACGGCTATCGCTAACGCGTTGGGTCCGGTGTTGACGACAGCGTTGACTGCTTTGGCGCCGATCATCAATCAGGTCGCTACGACGTTGGCGACTGTGCTGCTGTCCGCTGTGACAGCTTTGGCCCCGGTGTTACCTCAGTTGACTGAGGCGTTCGTTCAGATCGCCGCGGCTATCGGGCAGGGGTTGGCGCAGTTCCTCCCTGTTGTTGCACAGGCTTTCGCACAATTGTTACCTGTGATTGTTCAGTTGATCCCGGTCGGTTTGCAGCTTGTCCAATCGTTGATACCGTTGATCCCTGCGTTCGCCGCGGTCGCTACCGCGGTGGTTCAGGTGATTAGTGCGCTGACACCTTTGTTGAATGTTCTGGCTCAGGTGGTGGCGTTCGTCGGCCAGGTGATAGCGGTGTTCGCCGGCCTTGCCGCCGCGATTGTCGGCAAGGTTGCGGAAATGGCTGCTGGGGTCATCGGCGCATTCGCTGGGATGATTTCCACGGTGCTGTCCGCTGTCGGCGGGTTCATCGGGGATGTTGTCGCGTTCTTCACAGGTCTTGGTCCGAAGATCGTCGCGGCTTGCTCTGGCTTCTCGAGCATTCTGATATCTGCGGGTAAAGCTTTGATGGACGGTCTTCTGAACGGCATCAAGGCGGGCGCCCAAGCGGTGTTCGATTTCGTTTCGGGTATCGCAGGGAAGATCGCGGACCTGAAAGGGCCTCTGCCGTATGACAAGAAGGTTCTCATCCCGAACGGTATGGCTCTCATGGAGGGCTTGGAGAAGGGCATTGAGACTGGCGCCGAGGACGTGTACTCCACGGTGAAGCAGATCGCTAAGGCGATCATGGAAGCGATGAAAGAGGTCTTCGGTATCAGCTTCGACGTGAAGGGTTCCCCTGTCCAGGGTGCCACTTCCGGTCTGGGTGCTCTTGAAACTCAGATGAAAGCCACGTCTGGTGCTGCGGTGGATCTGCGTCAGTCGATGGGGCAGGTTGTCCCTTCTCCTGGTTTGGGTGCCGCTGATAAGAAGATGTTAGATCAGCAGCTTCTTGAGCTTGAGATGGAGCGGAAGCAGCTTGAGCTTCAAAAGAGTCAGGCTGGTGCGAACCAGGCGGCGATTAAGGCGCGGCTCGAGGAAATTAAGCAACAGAAGTTGCAGCTTGGTTTGCAGAAGGATCAGTTGAATTACGCCTCGAAGTACGGTGAGGCTACTGATGACAGCGCGAAGCGGTATGACGACATGTTGAAGACCGCTCAGGACATTCCGACTAATTTCGCTAAGTCTACGGGCCAACAGTTCCTTTCGGATGTGGGTATCAGCGGTCAGGGTGCTGTGCCTCAGCTTCTCGAGCAGGGCGCTAAGTACATTTTCCAGGTGGCAAACATGGACACCGCTTTGTCGGCGCAGCAGACGTTGCAGCGCAGGCAGGGCCAAGCGCGAGTAGGGCGGTAATGCAGAAGACGGTTGTTGAACTCGAAGGGGTTGACGGTTCCTGGTGGACCCTTGCCGGCCCCGGTGCGGGGGAACAGGGTGTGTACCTTGCCACCGACGTGTCCGGACTTTATGACCCACCTGTGAAGTGCATGTACGAGGAACCGGGTAACTGGCCCGGTGCCAGGTATCTGAATCACCGCATTTTGAAGCGCGACATTCTGTTCGGTGTGGAGATCCTGCACGGCAAAATGGACTCCTGGCTTAGCCGGGATTCTGAGTGGCGTAAGGCGTGGGCGTTCGACCAGGACTGCAAGCTTCACATCACCACTGAGGAATCGGGCACCCGGTACTTGAATGTTCGGTTGGCTGAGTCACCCGAAGTGGATATGTTCACTGACCCGAACATTCATGGCATCAACCGCACTGTTATGGCGTGTGTTGCTTTGGACCCGTTCTGGCATGAGGACGATGTTGTTTACTCCGCTGTGACGCAGGAGGACACACGGTTCGACCCGAACGAGTTGCAGTTGCCGTGGCCCTGGCCGCAGAAAGAGTTACCGAAGGAAACGCTCTGGATTGAGGTTGACTGCACCGATTGTTACGGCGGTTTGAATCCTACGGATCAGATCATTTTCCCGAAGTGGACGGTGCCCGGTTCGACCGAGAAGCCTGCGGAGCCTTATATCCCTGGTGTGCCGTGGCTGGGTGCCCCGAAGTCCCAGGCAACGATTTGGACGTTGCCTGACTATTCGTGGCAGAACGATGAGAACGCCAACCGGCGATTGAAACTCCCCAGCCTCATCGGTGGTCTTAGGACTGAGGAAGTCCAA